ACCATCAACAGCTAGACTTACATTGTCATATGCGATATGCAATCTGTTTTGCTCAGACCAAACAACTTGATCAGACATCATTGGCATTTCAGCGCCAACCATTCTTAAGAAGCCTCCAATCGTTCTGTTTCCATAACGCTCTACCTCGGCTTCATAAATTTCAGGTAGATATTGTTGCGCAAAGTCATTACCTCCACCGTCAGCAAAATTTAAGTAGTTGTCTACTAAAGTTTGTTTTTTAGGTGATGGTATTAAACTTCCGAACTGTGGACTTAATACACCCATAATAATAATTGTTTTTAATTGTTAAATTTACTTCGTTTAATTTTAAGTTTTGAACTGTCCACCCCGTCTATAGCTTTAACCTTAAGGCCTCCAATAAAAATATCACCTCCAGCTGTCTCACGAGTAGCTGTTGTAGGATTTTTTGAATTATCCATGACGTTTTTAATTCCATCAGATTTACCTTGTTCATAAAAATGATTAACGATTTTGTCTATATTTTGAGCAGCGTACATAGCTTTATGATAACCTTTCGTATCTTTAACATTTCCTTCTGTGTCTAAGAACTTCTCGACGAAGTTGTTAATGTTTGATTGATTTTCTACAAGAGCATTAGGATCTTTTATACCGTATCTAAATTTCTTATCACCGACTGAGAAATCAAAACCTTTGAATTCATCGTTGAATAGTTGTTTAGTATCATCTACAAACACCTTATGTTTTTGTGTAGCTATTTCTTGTTCTTGGCTATAGCGGTTAAAAAAATCCATAGCTTTTTGTTGGTCTTGAGTAACACCAGGACGCATTTTAATTTCGTCATAGTATTCTTGTTTAAGATCTTCCAAAAAGTCTCTGGCCTCTGCTACAGCCTCTTTTTTAGCGAGTTGTTTTTTCTTGATGTCTCGCTCTTCATCAACTTCACCATCATAGCCAAAAGTTTCTTCCATAATGAAATCAACTTCTTCGCTATTTAAATGAGGTTTCGATTGCTTATAATATTCTTTTAATAAAACATTTTCGTTTACTTTAGAATAATCAGCATTTAATCTTACATAGTCTTCAACTGTACCACCAGTTTCTTCCATAAAGCTTACTAGTTTTTCGATGTTTTCAGGTAATTGTTTTCCTAAAACTTTTTCATCTCTTACAGCTTCTTTAATTTCAGCTTTAACCTTTTCAACTTCTTTTTCAGTTACTTCTTTGATTGGAGAAACCCTTTCAATAGTCTCGTCGGACTTTTGTATAGGTTTTCCCACCTCTGTGCTATCTCCGGATGGTTTTTCCACAGATACCTCCTTTGTTTCTCCGATTTGAATGGCATCGTCTTCTGGTTTTTTTGTTAAATCTACTTTAATATCTTCTTCTAATTTAACGTTTGGATCTTTTTTTAGATCAACTTTTACTGTTGCGTTTTTCTTTTCGTTAAATTTTTTAATTTTTGGCTTTGATTTAATTTTCATATCACCGCCTTCTGATTTGACTTCTTTAGTCACTTCAGGCTTTTTTACTTCTTGTTCTGACATAATAAAATATTATAAAATTAGTTATTTGTTTTGTTGAAAATTAGTAGGTAATAAATCAAATTTTCTTTGATCTATCATTTTACTCTGTTGAGTTCCTTCTAATTTCGTTCTATTATCTTTACGATCTTCAATATATTTTTCTCTAGTTATTATTTGATCAACTTCCATTTCTTTTAACTTCTTGTCATATTCAAATTGAACCTGCATTTCTTGCTGTTTAATTTGAGAAGCTGTTTGCATTTTTTGTATATCAAATTGAGATTTTGATTTTTCGTAATTCAAATTTTGATCTGCTAAAGCTTGTTGTTTTTGAACTTCGGCCATAGCAGCTCTTTCCGCTGTTTGAGCATTCGCATCCGCTTGAGCTTGAATATTAGCTTGAGCTTGTTGCTGTTCCATAGCTTGACGTTTTTTACGTTTTTGTTTAAGTAAATCGTTAGCTAGTTTTAAGTTTTTAATTTGACGTATATCTATAGCATCTTCTAAATCAATACCGCCTTGTTGTAATGCCATTTGTATATTTTGCTCTAGTTGAGCTTTTTCCTCTTCTTCAGGTTCTAACTGTAAGTATATACCAAAATCATGAAGATTTAAATTTTCTATTTCTTTTAAAGTACCTACGTTGTAGGTAGATATAGAACTTCTAAGAGAGTTTAAAGTTAAAGGATAACTTAATGAATCAGCTATTTTTAAAGCTATATTTTCACACGTTCTTAGTGTTAACCAAAGACTAGATTGTAGTATATGTTTCGTTGCTGTGTTAGAAGCATTAGCAGCCATTTTTTGTAAACCTACTAAAGAATTTTTATCTGGCACACTACCATCTCTAGCTTCGTTCAACCCGGTAACATCTCTTATTAGTTGTAAATAATATTGATATGTGCTAATTAAACTTTGTATTTTACCTTGACCACTACCTGTTTGTAGTTCTTGAATAGGAACTTTACCTGGATTCATATCTCCTTCTTGTGTAAGTGATCTACCCACTATACTACCAGTTTGAAAATACATGTTTAAAGCTTCTGCAGGATTATAATTAGTACCGTTTCCAAGGTCAACTTCAGCAAGACCGTCCATGTCTAAGTAAACACCATCAGGAACCATACGAGACATAACTTGTTGTAGTTTTAAATGAGTCAACTGTATCATGTCTGCAAACCCAGTAATTCTACTAACTATAGAGTTTATTCTTCCTTTGTACATTCTTGGCGCGCAAATAGCATAACTCATTTCTACTTTAGTTGTATCAGCCATAGGTCTAGTCATGTTTTCTGACAACTTCCACTCTACCATTTCATTGTTACCTATTATTTTTACACCTTCATATAATACTTCTATTTTTCTTCCAACTCTTTCAAAATTATCGTTTGGCTCTGGGTTAAAAGTATCAGGTTTTTCTAAAGCTTTTTCTAAACCAGTATCAGTTTGTTTTATTTTAAAAACTTGAGTGTTATAAGTTTTATATTCAAAAAATAAAACCTGTATTGTGTTTTCATCATAGGTTTGATAACCATATAATTGATTTCTAATACCTTTTGTTTTTTGTATTTTATCTAATTCTTCTTCTGTTAACTGTGGGAATTTTTTAGCTATTTCACCAATTGTTAATTGTTTTATTTCACCAACATAATATATATCTTCAAAATTTGGATCTTCTGTGTAAGAATATATTAGTTTAGCAGGATCTACATAATCTACAGTAACTCCGTTTGCTAGATTCCAGTCTGTTCTAACTGCTCCAATACCTAAAGTTACTAAATCGTAATTAAATCTTCTTTTTATATTTTCAAATCTATTTCTAGCTAAAGTGTTATCAATAACTTCTTCTTCAGCAATTTCTATTGATTGCTTATAGCTTAGCTGCATGTGAAGATCTAGTTCTTCTTGATTTTCTGGTAAATTCTGAGGATTAGGACTTTGATAATTGTTAACACCTAAGTTAGCTTGTAGGTTTTGAAGGTACGGTGTAGCTAACATATCGTGCATTATAGCATCTGCATAATCTGTTCTCTTTTTTAAAGACACTGGATCTTGAGCAAAAGCTTTTATTTCAAAAGATTTATTAGATAAACCATTTACAACTATATCTACAAATTTAGATATAACAGGAACTGGCTTCCAGTCTAGATTTAAATAAGACATATCACCATTAATAGCTAATTCATCTTTGTATTTTTGTACTGGTTGTTCTCCTCTAGCATATAATCTTAGCGTATGAAATCTATTAAATGAAGTTGCAAATCTAGTTCCATTACCACCTTGTCTCCACCATTCACTTTCTATAGCTTGAGCTACTCTTCTTCCATAGTCTGGAGAAGCTTTCTCAGCGTCTGGTACAGTCTGGCTTGGAAAAGCGCTATTTGGATTTGCGTATGTATTCATTTATTTAATTATTTTTGATAATGTTCCTTTATTATCATATTTTTTTATACCTAAATCAATTGGTTTTCTTTTTCTTCTACTAACTGGCGCGTATCTATTCTTATTACACGCCA